TATTTAGGAAACTTCTTCATCCAAAATTTAGTTCTTGGAGTAATACCCTTCCAAGAAGACCAATCATCTCCACCGTTTGTCATATAGTATGCAATCTCTGCGTTCTTGACGGGATTAAATAGTTCAGCATTAGAGTCAAGATCAAACTTGTCTCTACGATCAGGACCAAGGCCATCAATCATGTTGATTTGGAACATGCCATAAGACGAGTCACCAGTCTTGTGATTGCCATTAAAAGCCAATGGTCGCCCATTAGACTCCTTTTTAGCAACTGCCCAAGCGACTACAAGGTCTTTACCCTTAAAGCCTACTAGCGACAGAAGTTCTTTTAGTTCTAAATCTGTTAGAGAAACCTTGTTCTCAAAACTCTCTAGTTTTTTTGTCTTAGAAACCAAAAAAACCTCTTTCGAGGTGGTTTCCGATGTCTGAGCCTGTTCCAGGCTAAGATTGTTTTTTGTATCAAGATCTGAAGAAGCATTAGCAGAGTTCGACAAAACCGTTACTAGTGCTACGATACTGAGTGTGCTAATGATCTCTTTGTTTCTTTCGATAAATTTAATCATAGTTTCCTCCTTAGAAAACAATAACACCCTGGTAGGTGTTAATACTAAGTATAACATGATTTTGAGCCACAAGTCAAGTTTAGGCTTATATTTATTTTATTATAAATATGGCTAAATTTTATAACCAGTAGATCACTTAAGATAGATTCTCATGATATAATAACAATATGGCAACTTTTAGAAATCAACCAACAGACTCATATGCCCTTGGCGCTGCTCCACCAGAAATAAGATGGACAGTTGTTCGTGGTGACTCAGCAGCATTTCGTGTTTATGTAACTAATGATGCAAGAGAACCGTTACTCCTTGACGATTGGGAAGTTGCTATGGACATTTATCGTCCCTCAACTGATACAACAGTTTTAAGTTTAACACCACAGCCAATTGAATTTCAAGATGAGTTGGGAAGTTTTACAGTTACCCTTACATCAACACAATCTCAACTTCTTGAGACAGGAGATATCTTCGATATACAACTCACAGAACTTCTATCAGAAGGCAGAGTTTGGACGGTAGCCAAAGGCTCAATGGTTATCATTGAAGACATAACCCAGTAATGCAAACAACGCATCAATTAGCACATGGACAAATAAAAGAACTTGACTCAAGGTCTATCCGTATAGATCATATACAGCCAAAAGCAGTTTTGCTTGAGTTATTGCCATTTAGGGTTAGGTTTACAAATGTAAGTGTATTCGGATACTCTAAGACTAATCCCCCAGCAATCCCTTTACAGGTAATTGGATACAGCAACTACATTCTTTAATAGTATGATTAAAAGGGGTGTTATAATTACCACATGGCTAAAATATCAATTTCAAATGTAAAGAATCTATTTCAGACTGGAGATAGACCTACTCAAGAAAATTATGTAGATCTAATTGATACCCTTTCTGCTCAGGCAACTGAGTTAGGTTCAGCAGGCAATAACGAAAATACAATCACTGGTATTGAGAACTTAACTGTTATTGATAACTTTGATGCCACAGTTTGGCGTATGGTGAAGTATATTGTTTCAATATCAAAAACTTCAGCAGGTGACAACAAGTTCTACGCAACTGAAATGACAATTCTTGTTGACGGTACAGATGTATCAGTCAGCGAGTATGGAACAATCGACAATGATGGGAATATTGGCACCATTAATGTCTCTCGCACTGGAAATACCGTGGCCTTAACAGTCACTCCAGACCCTGCGATCAGGCCAGTCACTGTACGTTACGCACGTATGGGACTTAAGGCATAACTAAGGAGATATAAAAATGGCAACAAATAATAAAGATTTTAAAGTAAAGCACGGGCTGATTGTTGAGGGTGCACAAGGTACAATTAACAACCAAACAATTCTTACAGAAGTAGATGGCGATGATTACATTCTTGGCCTTATTGGTGGAGAAACACTTATCACTTCTGTTGACCCAGATGATTTTACAGTAACCGCTGGACTACTTACAGTAGCAGCAGGGTCAGACATTGCAAGAGATGGCGATATCACTACAGCGATTAATGCACTTGATACCGACGATATTGAAGAAGGTTCAACAAATAAGTACTACTCAGATACACTAGTTGACTCACACCTATCTGGTGGAGATGGAATTTCATATTCAGCAGGAACAATTTCTGCAGATCTTGGAACTGGTCTTAATATATCTGCAGGTCAAATTGCAGTAAATCGTACAACAGTAGATACTTGGTACGATGCATCAGGTGCTGCAGCAGCAGCACAGACTGCAGCAGAAGCATATGCAGATGGTCTTGCAGGCAACTATGATCCAGCAGGAACAGCAGCCGCTGAAGTTGCAGCCCTTGTTAATGGTGCACCAGCACTTCTTGACACACTCAATGAGTTGGCAGCAGCAATTGATGATGACGCAAACTTTGCTACAACCATTACAGGTTTGGTATCAGGCAAGCAAGATACTCTAACTGCAGGATCAAACATCGATATTGCAGGAGCAACAATCTCTGTAACTGGTCTTGATGCAGCAGATATTTCAGATTTCAACACAGCAGCACTTTCTGCAACAGCATCAGCATACGATGCAACTGGTACAGCCCAGGGTATTGTAGACGCACTTGACACAGACGACATTGAAGAAGGAACAGCACAGTACTTCACAGATGTTCGTGCTAAGACTTCAGCAGCACAACTTTTGACTGGTGCAACTCTTGATAATATTACTATCACAGGTGATGAAAACGGTCTTACAATTACCGCAGAAAACGGTGTAGCAGATTCTGATACTGATGACCTTGATGAAGGTACAACAAATAAGTACTTTACAGATGTTCGTGCAGTAGATGCTCTTGAAGCAGTTGTTCCAAACTTTACAGCAGTTGAGATTAACTCAGTTGCTAAGCAGGTAGCAGCAACAACTTCAGTAGCAACAGCAAGCCAAGTAACAGCATACGAGTTCCTTGGAACAGAGTATCGCTCAGCGAAGTTCTTAGTAAAGACAGCACAAGGCTCACACACAGATGTTGCAGAAGTTCTTCTAACCATGGACTCTTCAAACAATATCTCAATCACAGAATATGCAATGGTTGGAACTAATGGTTCCCTAATGACAATAACAGCAGACTATGTTGAAATTGGAACCACTGTAAGACTTCGTGTAACAACAGCCAACAACACTTCAGTTGTTACAGTTGTTGGAACATTGCTTGCGTAATAAAAAATAAAAATAGTTGGAAGAGGGAGCAGTAAATGACAACAGAGAGCAAAGACTTCAAGGTCAAGAATGGATTAGTCGTAACTAACGGCGGTACATTCGGAGATGCAGTAACAGTAGGAGCACCAACTCTTGCTGATCACGCAACAACCAAAGAGTATGTAGATTCAAGATCTATGTCTGTAGGCGCAACCGCTCCTTCTTCACCAACTAATGGAACACAGTGGTTAGATACCTCAACAAATAGAGTTAATTTTTATTATAGTGGTTCTTGGTATACCCAAGCAACTATTGATGATACAAATAATCTTCCACAGCATATTCATGATACTGCAATTGATGGAACTGGCTTCATAGTATCTCAGTTCTACGATGCCGCATCGTTTAATAGCCCACAGGGTGCAGGTTTAGATGCTGGAGGCCCAGACACAACAGTTTGGACTGTAGTATTTGATGGCGGTAGTGTAGTAGATAACTTCAATTAAAAAATAGGGGTTATAATAAGATAGTAAATGGGCAGCACCCATAAGGAGAAATAAAATATGGCAACAAGAATGCAACAGCGCAGAGGAACTGCAGCACAATGGACGGCTGCAAACCCAACACTTGCAGCAGGAGAAATTGGTTTTGAAACCGACACAAACAAGTTTAAAATGGGTAACGGTTCTTCAGCCTGGACTGCCCTAACATATTTTGCTAACTCAGCAATAGTAACAGATCTTATTGGTGGAGCACTACCAGAAACACTAGATACTCTTACTGAGATAGTGACAGCCATAAATGAAGATCCAGCATTTTTTACAACAATAGCAACAAACCTATCAACTCATGCATCTGACACAACATCAGTTCACGGTATTACAGACACTGCAGCACTTGCAACTCAATCATATGTTACAGACGCACTTGATGCGGTTACAGGAGATTATTCTTCACTGGCTGGAACAGGACTTGCTTGGAACGCAGGAACAGAGGAGTTGGAGATTGATAACACAGTTGCAACAACAACTTATGCAGATGGTGTAGTAGGAACACACAGTTCAGATACAACATCAGTTCACGGTATCGCTGATACATCAGCACTTGCAACTACAACAAATGTATCAACTGCTCAAACCGCAGCAGAAACTTTTGCAACTGGAGCAGTTACAACACATAATTCAGCAACAACAAATGTTCACGGAATTGCTGACACTAGCATTCTTATTACAACAACTGGAGCACAGTCTCTAACTAACAAAACAATTACTTCTCCATTAGGACTAGTAAAGGCAGATGTTGGTCTTGGCAATGTTGATAATACAGCAGATGCATCAAAGCCAGTCTCTACAGCACAGGCTTCAGCAATTGCAACTGCAAAGGCAGAAGCAATCGCAGATGCAACATCTCAGGTAAATGCAGTTCTTGCAGGTGCTCCAGCAGCACTCGATACACTTGATGAACTTGCAGCAGCACTTGGTGATGATGCTAACTTTGCAGCGACAGTAACAACTAGTCTTGGAAATAAAGTAGATTCATTAACACCAATTAGTCAAAAAACAGATTCTTATACACTTTCATCATTAACTGAAAGAGATGATCTAATTGAAATGAATAAGGCAACAGCAGTTACTCTTACAATTCCACTAAATAGCGCAGTTGCCTATCCAGTCGGAACATCTCTAGATATTCTTCAAACTGGAGCAGGCCAAGTAACAATTGCTGGAGCAGCAGGAGTTACTGTAAACTCAACACCAGGTCTTAAGTTAAGAACTCAGTGGTCATCTTGTACTCTTTTCAAGAGAGCAGAAAACACTTGGGTTGTATACGGCGACCTAACAGCATAATAAAAATTCAATAAGAAAATAGGAGATATAAAATGGCAGCAGGTAAAAAAGCAGGTAAGAAGTCTCAAGCGTCTAACGACTTTTTGGAACCATTAGCACCAACAATCGGTACCGCCACAAACGTAGGTACTGGTAGAGCATTTAATAATGGTTCAGCAACGGTTGCTTTTACCTTACCTGCACTTTCTCCTGCAGCAACATCTTATACAGCCACATCATCTCCTGGAGGATTTACCGCTACTGGAGCCAGTTCACCTTTAACAGTGACTGGCCTTCAGTCTGCTACTGCATATACATTTACAGTAACAGCAACAAATGCTGCAGGAACATCAGTAGCGTCAGCAGCATCAAATAGCATTACTGCAACAACAGTTCCAGCAACAATGACTGCTCCAACAGCAACTGCTGGTGTTAACCAAAACTCAATTGCTTTCACAGCACCAGCAACTGGTGGTAGCGCTATTACTCTTTATACCGTAAATGGTTCTGATGGTACTTCTGGAACAGGCGCTACTTCTCCAATCGTTATTGCTGATACCGCTGGCACTTCACAAACTTATACAGTTAGAGCAACCAATGCTAATGGGCAAGGTATTGCTTCTGCTTCATCTGGATCTGTCACTACACTATCTCCGTTCTTCCCACCATTCTTCCCACCATTCTTCCCGTTCTTCCCGTTCTTCCCGTTCTTCCCACCATTCTTCCCGTTCTTCCCAGGATTTGGTCCGTTCTTCCCACCGTTCTTCCCACCATTCTTCCCACCATCCTTTGGTCCGTTCTTCTCCAGTAATTTTTAAATAAAATTAAACATGGTTATTATGATATACTTAATAAGTATATTACAAAGAGATAAGGATAAATGTTCTAATGTATGATGAAAATCTAAACCCTTGGTTTACAAAGGATAGATCTGAAACAGTATCAAACAGAGTTGTAAGGTCTGCTGATAAAACAATCTTGATTGAAAATCCAGGACTTGGTTTAAACATATACAGGAATGTTTTTTCTATAGAAGATTCTAATAGATATATAGATATTCTAGAGTCAAACCTATCAGGAAATCAAACATATAAGTGGGCTGACGCTACAGTTACAAACTCACCAAATCCAATTAAAAAAGCAAGAGACTGTGTAGATTTTAAATATAAGCAAGAAGATTTAGGTCCTAAAAACAAAACAAACGCAGAGTTAATTGATCTTCATGAAGAAATATATCAAAAACTAAAATACTGCATAGATGATTATGCTAGGTATTGGGGAATAAATATAGTATATTACGAAGCCTTTAATTTTGTTAAGTATGAGGGTGCAGGGACACATTTCAATATTCATGCCGATCACGGTCCAGCCTATAACTGTACAGTTTCTGCTGTTATATATATAAATGAAGACTATGAAGGTGGAGAGATTGAGTTTCCAAGACTAGACAATTATATTCATAAACCAAAAATTGGAGATATAGCAATTTTCCCTTCTAATTATATTTATGAGCATGCCTCATTACCAATGAAGTCAGGAACAAAATATTCTATTGTTGTTATGACGGATATAAATGAAATTGGTCATAAAAAATGAGTTTGCTATCAAATTTATTAATATTTAGATCTTGCAGGCTATCTTCAAATAAAGATCCTAAATTTTTCCCTGCACCAACACAAAGTGTTATTCCTCAATGGTATAAAAAAGCGGAAAGATTTGCAAAAAATCCATTTACTAACGAATACTACAAAGCACCAAAAGAAGTTTGTCCTTTTCCTAAAGAAGGAACTACTGATGACTACGGAAAGATACCTACGTGGAAAGCCTGTCCTGCAATTATGGATGCATTCTCAACAGGGTATGTTTTTAAAACTCCTTGCGATTTAACATTTTTTAAAAATAGCCAGGGAGTGATTGAAGTTAAAGTTGAAGATGATAAGTATAAAGAATTCTGTACACAAAGACCACCAATGCCAGAATTTGAACATCCCCACGGATACTATAAACACCATTTTGCTTGGCTGGCAGACTGGGGATTAGAGTTGCCAAAAGGGTATAGCGCTTTGTTTATGACCCCAATGAATAGGTTTGATCTGCCTTTTTTAAATACAACGGGAGTTGTTGATTCTGATAAAGTTCATATGCTTGGAAGTTTTCCATTTTTCATTGCAGAAGGCTGGGAGGGAGTAATTCCAGCAGGAACTCCTTATATGCAAATTCTTCCTTTTAAAAGAGAAAACTGGGAACATAAAACAGAAATTTTAGAAGACTCTGAAATTTATAATGGAATGGTTAAAAATAGAGATTTTTATAGGCAGCCTGATGGAGGAGTCTATAAAAATAAAGTTTGGTCCCGCAGAGAATACAAATAGGAGATAAAAATGCAATCATGGACAGAAAAAGAAGATCTTGGTAACGGAATTATTTGTTATAGAGATGTAATTAAAAAAGAGTTTGATGTAATAAATAGACTTGAGAGCAATCTTGGGTCAGTTGCTGGATATGGAGAGTTGTCTTCAGAAGGAAATAGATATCACTGGATGCCAGCATACGTAGGCTATCAACAACTTATGCCAGACTATAGAGATTGTGTAGATTTTAAATTTAAAAAAACAGACATAGAGCAGGACACAAGCAAACAATCTTTAGAGTTACAGGCTCTTTGGCAAGACCTTTATGATGCTCAATCTGCAGCAGTTGAAGATTACAGCAAACAACATAACATTATGAATCTAAAATATTGGGAAGCGTTTAATTTTATTAAGTACGGACCAGGACAACACTTTCAAGAGCATCATGATCATGGATATTCTTACAACTGTACTGTTTCTCTTGTTGGATATATTAATGATGATTATGAGGGTGGAGAATTATATTTTAGATTACAAAAATTAAATATAAAGCCAAAGGCTGGAGATCTTTATATTTTCCCATCTAATTTTATGTATCCTCATCAAGCAATGCCAGTCACATCTGGTTTGAAATATTCTATTGTTACAATGTTAGATTACAGCAAAAAGTTTCACACTCAAGAAATGTATGATCCAAAATGGGAAAATGAATAATGTTTAATATTTCAGTAGAAAAAATGCAAGGAAAAAATTTTGTTATTTCTCCAATGTCGATTAAAAGAGACTGGATGGATAATACATCAGAAAACCATGCATATAGATGCTTCCCAGTAACACAAGCAAACGTTGTTGGGTGGAGTCTTTCTTGTTCAGAAAATATAGAATTTATTTGGGATGGGATAAATGATCAAACAGACAAGCATATTGAGATATTTAGTCCACCAGGGGCCTATTCTGGAAGAGGACAGTCTTCTGTTAGTTTAAATACTGGGCTGATTTTTAGAACAGACAAAGATGTAAGTCTTCTCACTATCAATCCAGTTAATTATTTTAACGAAGATTTTGAAACAATGTCTAACTTAATTAGCACATCTTTCTTTGATAGTCCTTTGCCTTTAGCAATTAAAGCAAAAAGAGCAAATGAAAAAATAATTATTAAAGCAGGAACTCCTATAGCAACTATAATTCCAATATCTTTATCATTTCTAAATAACTCATCTATTAAAATATTTGATTATAAAGATGAAGATAGCAAAAGGATGGAAGCCAATAAGTCTTATGGCGAGGCATCTCAAATAATTAATTCATCAGGTAAATGGACAGACTTTTATAGGAATGCTCTAAATGAAAAAGGAGAAACTTTAGGTGACCATGAGGTCAAGGTTCTAAAGTTATCAGTAGAAGATAATACAAAAAATAAAGAAAATGGTATAATGTAGTTATGAATAATGAAAGTAATGTTGTAATAAGAAAACCATCAATGACTCCTTCTGGATGGTTTGGGGATAGCAAAGATATGATTGTTGAGTTAGAAAATTTTATGACTCAAGAGGAGATTGACTTTTTAGAAAAGGCTGCAAAGTCTTTAACAATTTGGGATGTAACACAAAGCCACGTAAACGAAAATGGTACAGTTGTTTATGACTCAGATTATTGGAAAGATAGAGTTGCTACTCAACCAACATTAGATAAAAATGATCCATCAATATCTCCAATAATTGCAGGACTATTTGAAAGATTAAAACCAATTATTGAAAAATTTTATAACGTAGAGGTAAAGCCAACTGGAACAACTATTGTTAAATGGCTTCCAGGACAATTTCAAAATCCTCATGCAGACAAAGAACTTCACGAAGGTCCAGATGCTGGACTACCAAACGACTTCCCTAACTATGATCTATCAAGTTTATTTTATTTAAATGATGACTATGAAGGCGGAGAGTTATATTTTCCATTACAAGGAGTGCAGTTTAAACCTAAAAAGGGAGCAGCATATTTTTTCCCAGGGGACAAAAACTATATTCATGGAGTAACTGAAATTAAAAATGGTTTAAGGTTTACTTGCCCATTTTTCTGGGAAATTACAAATCATACTGGAGATAGGAAACCACAAAATGATTAAAACAAACCTTGAACCAATAGAGATATATCCTAATATTCTTGTATATAAGAATATGTTTAAAGATATTTCAAAGTCATACAAGGTCTTAACAGACTCCTTAATAGAAACAGAAGATAGACTTTTTAACCCTTGGACACAGTGGTCTGTTTTTGGAAATTATTTAAACCCCATAACCAGTTCTTTTTCTATGTCAGGCAAGTACGGAAACTTAGAAAATATACAAACAACAACACAGGTTCAAGAAGATCAAAAAAACTTTGGCATAGAAATGATGGATAATTTTCATTTAGTCACAGAAGACTATATTAAACGATGTGGGATTGAATTAGACTTAGACGAAACCTCTATAGATGAAAATGGAAATGCCATAAAAACTTGGAGATGGTCAGGTGGCACAATAGCAAGGTATCATTTGAGCGATAAAAATAAAAAAATTGGAATGAACTATCATTCAGATTATCAAAGAGAACAGGCCTCTGCTCCAGGATATAAGTTTGTAATAACTTGCACAATATACTTTAATGATGATTACGAAGGCGGAGAAATTGATTTTGCAATGGGAGATAAACTTATAAAGTACAAGCCACAAGCAGGAGATCTTTTAGTTTTCCCATCAGGGCATCCAGATTATTTAACAGAAGAAGGCAAACCATACCTACATGCAGTAATGCCTTCATACAATAAAAATAAATTTTTGGTAAGAATGTACTGGCAAAAATATCAAAAAGGAACAGATGAGTGGTACCAAAAAGAAAAAGAGTTTGGTAAAGAGGTTTGGGCAGGGATGCAAAAAGACTTAGAAGAGCAGTTTAAAAAAGATCATCCTCAAAGATCAGTTATAGAAGATGGAGTAAGAATAAGATGAATCTAAATAATAAAAAAAGAATTACAAAAGATATTGTAGTATATGAAAACTTTTTAGATAGAGAAACTTCTGCCAAGATGATTCAAGTCTTAGATGCTCAAGCAGACAATGGTTCAATTTCTTGGATGCCGATTTCATTTTATGAATCATATTCCTCAGTATTACCACAAGACAATGACCAAGAGTTACTAGACGCTGGGCTATCTCCAACTATTTTTTCAGACATTGAAAAAATAATGCCAGAAGCAATTGCTTCGGTTCATGACCTTGATCCAAAAACAATTTCTAAAATCGGTTACCATACACAAAAATGGGAACCAGGAGCATACGCAAGAATACACTCAGACAACACCGATGCTGAAGGAAAATCTGGAGCATTTACAAGAAGCCGTTATGCGGGGTTTTTATACCTTAATGATAATTTTGAAGGAGGGCTGCTTAAGTTTCCAGGCCAAGATTTAGAAATTCAGCCAAAGGTTGGAATGCTTGCCGTTTTTGACGGGGGATTTAGCAATATGCACGAAGTATCATTGATCGAAAGTGGAGTAAGATATACAATAGGATCTTTTTGGGATGACAGAGAAGAAGATGCTTATCCACAAGAATTAAGAGATGCTTGGGCCGCAGAAATGAAAGAGACCAGAGCCAAGCAAGAAATTGAAAGAGCCGAATGGCAAGAACTTCTAAAAGAAGGTTGGAAGTTGGATGCCGATGGAAATAAATATAAAGCAGGAGAAATATAATGTCAGTGTTTCTTAAAAAAGAATTTGATGATGCAGGATATGAGACTGAAGTATTTTTTGATAATGTTTTATTTATAAAAGACTTTTTAAAAGAAAAAGAGTTAGAGGAGATTTTAAAAATAATTGAAATAACTCCTAATGAAGATTGGTCAGTAGAATATACAAAAAATCTTGCTAGATTTTGTATGGAAAAGTTTGGCAGAGACGATATAGATAACTTAGTTGCTGAAGGAAAATTTGAAATTACTCAAGGATGGCAAGATAAAAATTTAGACATTACCGAAAAGCCAATTAGTCCAGTATTACAAAAAAGACTTGGAGACCTCATACTTCTTTCAGACCCCAACCTTATATTGGCTGGATTTGGAACATTGCAAAGGATGCAAGAAGGAGTTGAACTAAAGGCTCATACAGACCAATATACAGATCCATCAATCAAGCATGCTGCTATACTATATATAAATGATGATTACAGAGATGGAACTTTATTTTTTAAGAATAAAGAAAATTCAGACTTAAGGCCAAAACCAGGAACATTGCTTATTTTTCCAGGAAATGAAGAATATGAACATGGGGTACGCTTTGTAGGAGAAGGTCCTATTAGGTATGTTACTGTGGGATTCATAAAAGAAAAAAATCACTATATAAAGAATAAATACTAGGAGAAAAAAATGAACAGAGAAATATTAGACCCAAAAGTTTATTACTATACAGATGCAATAAAAGACTTTGATAAATTCCAAAGCACACTAAAAGAATTGGATTTGCTTAAGTTAGAAAATGAGTTTGGCGTAAATGTTTGGAACACTTGGACAGCCTCTAATGATAAAAATTTTATTTATGGAGAAACAAAAACATTTGACATTAATGCAATAAGTAGGTTAGGTGGAGAAGTAGGAGAAAAAAGCAAATACATCTATGATTCAATAATGGCTACATTTTATAATGTTTGTAAAGACTATGCTACATCCATTGGAGATTTTGATGAGCCAAAAATTTTTCCAACTTTTAACATAAAAAAATATAACACTGGGATAGGTATGGGGGCGCATTTTGATCAGTTAGATGGAGACAAAACTTTAAGATATTCTCTTGTAATGTATTTAAATGATGACTGCGAAGGCGGAGAAATATCTTTTCAATTAAAGGATTACGATGGTGGTTGGACAAGCACAGACGGTTTTTCTAAAGGATCAGCCCCAGCGGTAGATTTAGATTATGATATATCTGTAGCAAATAAAGCAATTGACTTTGGACTAAAGCCAAAGGCAAATAGCGTTATCATTTTTCCAGCATTTCCTCCATACTTTCATACAGCACATCTTGTAAAGTCTGGATTTAAATATATGGTTCCTTCACATTGGATTCACAATGAAATGGATCTTAATAAATCTCAGGGAATGTAAATGAAAACAGCAATAGTTACAGGTGCTAGCAAAGGTGTTGGCTATGCTACTGTAAAACTTTTATCTGAAAATGGGTATAAAGTTATTGCTGTTTCAAGAGATTTATCCAAAGTCTCTTCTTTAGTTTCTGAAAATATTGAAGTTTATAAATTAGACATAACAAGTTCTGATGAGATTAAGATGTTTCACGAAAAGTATAGTAGCATAACCCTTGACCTGCTTGTTAATAATGCAGGAGGAGGATCAGGCCCTACTCATATAATTAATGAAACAATGGATAATTTTAGAAGAGCCTACGATATAAATGTGTCTGGTCCAATGTATCTTTCACAACTGTTTGTTCCTTCTATGAAGAAATCAGAATCCCCTACAATTATTTTTATTAGTTCTTTGGGTGGAAAGTTTCCATATAGATCAGGAGGAAACTACACAAATGCCAAAAGAGGAATGATGGCATTAGTAGACACTATGAGGCTAGAATTTCCAGAGTATGGAATTAAGGTTACTGAGATTTGTCCAGGAACAATTGACACGCAAAAAGAAAAAAGAGACATTGCTATAACTGCTGAAGACATGGCTGAATCTATAAGGTGGGTAGCAAGTCTACCTAAGCATGTTAACATAAATCATATAGAGATAAACCATATCCTTAGTGGTAAATAATTCTTAACTCTCAACCTATTATTTAGGGGAGAGTTTTGCTTTTTATAAAACTCTGCTATACTTAACACTTAATCCGTTTTTGAAAGGACGATACACATGTCAGATTTTTTTAGTTTTAAACTTCCAGAGGAATTCGTAGAAAAGTACAAAAGCCAAGAAAGCCCATTTGGGTTTAAGGATGCAGCAGAAAATTCACTTGGAGAAATTACTTTTATTCGTACATATTCTCGCATGAAGGAAGATGGAACTAAGGAAAGATGGCATGAAGTTTGTCGTCGTGTAATCGAGGGTATGTATTCAGTTCAGAAGAATCATGCTAAAGAAAATCGTCTCCCATGGAATGACTACAAGGCTCAGAAGTCTGCACAAGAAGCATTCCAGAGAATGTTTGAATTAAAGTGGACACCACCAGGGCGAGGCATGTGGGCATTTGGAACCCCTATGACTATGGAAAAGAAGAACTCTGCAGCACTTCAAAACTGTGCAATGGTATCAACAAAGGATCTTGATAAGAATGATCCAGGAGCGTTGTTTGCTTGGGTTATGGATGCGCTTATGCTTGGCATTGGCGTAGGGTTTGATACAGTAGGACAGGATAAGAATTTCTCAATCTATACCCCAACAGAACCAGAACAGGTGTTCGAAATTCCAGACACTCGTGAAGGATGGGTAGAATCAGTAAGACTTCTTATTAATTCTTATTTGAGAGCAAACCAGGGTATTCAAAAGTTTAACTATGATTTGATCAGACCTCTTGGTGCCCCTATTAAGGGCTTTGGAGGCGTTGCATCAGGACCTGCACCTCTTATCAAGTTGCACGAACAGATAGACCGTGTAATAGGCTCCAGAGGCGGAGAAACGCTAGACTCTCGTGCCATCGTAGACCTTGTAAACCTTATTGGTACTTGCGTTGTATCAGGTAACGTAAGACGATCAGCAACTCTTGCTTTAGGTAATGCGGGGGATGAAACATTTATGAATCTAAAGAACTCAGAGATGTTCCCAGAGCGTAACTCATTTGATCCAGAAAATCCAGGTTGGGCTTGGATGTCTAATAATTCTATTTCAGCAGAGGTAGGAACAAAATACGAAGACTATGTAGATCTAATTACAGAAAACGGAGAACCAGGTTTTATCTGGCTTGATGTTGCTCGTAATTATGGCAGACTAAAGGATGCGCCAGACGGTAAGGATTATCGTGTGATGGGATTCAACCCATGTGCGGAGCAGCCATTGGAATCATACGAATTATGTACACTTGTAGAAGTGCACTTGAAT